GCCTGATAGTGCATAGTGTGGGGGTGGTTGGTCCGGTGCATTAGGATGGCGTCCGGGTCGTGGTTTATGGCTATGTCCACCACGCGGCCCGTGGCCAATTCGATCCCCGTGGAGGCCCCGCCGCCGCCGGCGAAATTGTCCACTATGATTTCATCCAGTAAATTGATCTGTCCATGGCTCACCGCGTCCCGCCTCCTTTGATCTCCATATACAGGGCGCAGTCTTTCCCGGTCCGCTTGCACCACGCCCATTCAATCATGGCGCCCGCGCTTTCCTGATAGTCCGGCAGGAACACGGCCAGGTCCGCCGCCTCCAGCATGGCCAGCGTGATCCGCATATAGTCCCGTTCTCCCAGGCCCGCCGGTAAAATGGCCGGGTTCAGGACTACATGGCCCAGCGCCTCCATGGCTTTGGCCGCCTCCCGAAACTTGGCCCTGTATTTTTTGTCGCCGGTGATCTTTCCGGCTATGTAGATTTTCACAGGCTGCACTCCTTTTTCCGGCTTGCAAACCGCCCGGCGTGTGGTATAATGTATGCAGTCGGACGGTTTGCGCCGTTCACCTCACCACCTGCGCCGTGTTGTCAGCACCGGGCGCGGGTGGTTTTCTTTTTCTCCAGGTATTCGTCCGCCATGCTCATGGCGTCTTCCATGTGTTCCTGGTCCACGATCTTCCATTTCCCCGGCTTTCCCGCCGCTGGCTCCACCGCATTGGCCAGCGACGTGGCGATCATGGACGGCGCACGTCTTACGCGCTCCAGGGCCTCCTCATACTTTCCCTTTTCCGCCCTGTACTCCATGAACTCCTGAAATTCCGCCGCGTCCATTTTCACGCTAATTTCCATTTGCTCCGCCTTTCTCTCTGGCCTCATAGCTGATATGGGCCGCCGCCACCAGCTTGGCGATCTCCGCGCCGATCAGCCCGTCTGGGTCCTCCGCCGCGTCCACGGCCTCCGCCGAAACGGTGGCCCGCTCTATACTGGTCAGCCTGGCCCAGTCCTCGGTAACGCACAGGTGAAAGTCACCGTTTGCCCACCTGTCAACCGAAATAATGATCCGCCCGCCGCCCTTTAAGGCGGTTCTCAATTTATCGCTCATTCCGTGGGTTTCCTTTCCGGCGGGCCATGATGGCCAGCCGTCTAAATATTGTTTTCAAGGCTGCCCCCCCCCCCCCGCAAAAATAGACATTTGCGCGGTGTGGGCGTTGTATCGTTCCTCTTGCCCTGCAAAATAGTCCGGGTCGATCTCAAACCCCACAAAGTCCAGACCAGCGTCATGGGCCGCGATCCGGCTGCTGCCGCTCCCCAGGTGTGTGTCCAATATCCTGTCGCCTGGTTTTGCATATCTTGAAAAAATCCAGGAATATAGCGCCACTGGTTTTTGTGTTGGGTGTATTGTTCCGCCCTCTTTTTGCAGTTGCCCGCGATTTATGATCACCACTCTGGTTGGGGTGTCGAATGATGAATAGGCCAATTCGCAGTCGCTCATGGTTAAATCCTGCTGGCCTTTATACCAGACGATCCAGCCCTTGTGCCTTTGATTTATTGCTGGCACAAAATAATTTGCACCCCATATAATTTGGTGTTTTGAAACCCTTTCCAATTCCCTGAAATATTCGTCTGGCGGCGGGGCCGCGTCCCATCCCTTTGTCGGATGGTATTTTCTATTGTGCTTTGGGTTTTTGTTTATTGACAGCTTTTGACCGTCAATCCCTATTCCGTATGGCGGATCTACCACGGCCAGGTCGAAATAGTGATCCGGTATTTTCTGCATAGCTGCCATGCAATCCATATTGTAGGCTACATTCAAACCTGCGGCACCTCCTCCATTTTGATTTGGTCAAGCTGTGCCGTTGTGGCCGCGATCCGGTCCGTTGCCATTTTCCAATAGTCCGGGTTGATCTCCACACCCACAAAATTGCGCCGCAGGCGCTTGGCCACCACTCCGGTGGTCCCGCTCCCTGCGAATGGGTCCAGGACCGTCCCACCCTCCGGGCACCCTGCCAATATGCACGGTTCCACCAGGCGCTCCGGGAATGTGGCATAGTGGGCGGCCTTAAATTGCCCCGTTGCTATGCTCCAGACGCTCCTTTTGTTTCTGCCCCCGGTGTTGTTCGCGCTGTTCCCGTGGCTCTCCCGCTCCACGCGGGCGCTGTTCTGGAACGACCGCCCGCCTGTATAGGCTCCACCGCCCCGGAACGTCCTGGCGTTCCCCTTGACCCCGCATGGCTCCCGGATTGCCGCCGCGTCAAAATAGTAATGTGGCGATTTTGACAGCAGGAAAATATATTCATGGGCTTTTGTGCAACGGTCCCGGACGTTCTCCGGCATGGCGTTGGTTTTGTGCCATATAAGATCCTGCCGCAAATACCACCCATCAGCCCGCAGGGCAAAGGCCAAAAGCCACGGGATCCCCATCAGGTCCTTGTACTTATACCCGCTCGGTCTGTGCTTTGCCGTGTGGCCGCAGGTGTTCCGCGTGTTGGTCGGTGGCTGCGGCCCGGACCTGGTGGCGTAGCTGTCCCCGATATTGACCCACAGCGTCCCGTCCGGGCGCAGGACCCGCCGGACCTCCCGGAACACGTCCACCAGCTTGCCTATGTACTCCTCCGGGGTTTCCTCCATGCCGATCTGGCCGGCGGCCCCGTAGTCCCGCAGATTGTAATAGTGTGGGGAGGTCACACAGGTGTGGACGCTTTCCGCCTCCAGTGTCCGCAGTTGCTCCAGGGCGTCACCGCAAAGGATCATTTCCACCGTCCGCCACCTCCTGGGCCAGAAACCACGCCGGGCTGTTCCGCTCCGCCTGGTGGGGGCAGTTCTCCGCGTCGCAGTTCTCCGCCGAACAGGCGGCGCAATAGGTCCGCTGGAAAACCTTGTCCCACGGGGTATCTAATGCGGGGATGGAGGCCAGGAACTCCGCCAGGGCCTCCGGGGAGGCGGTGATCTGGTCAAAATATGTGGGGTGCAGTTCCCGATCCTCCATGGCGTCCTCAATTTCCTGCAGTTTTTTCAGGGCCTGCGCTATGGGCCAGCTTTGCAGGTGGGAGGCCACAAAGTCACGATCAAAGTTAAAACCCCGCTGCGTCAATCTTTCCACGGTTTATTCCTCCTCTTTGTGGAGGTCCACACCCTCCAGGGCCTCCCACACGGCCCGCTCCCAGGCTTTTGCCCACCCGGACTTGGCTTTCCGCACGGCCTCCACCGCTATGGCCTCCCCGCCGTCGTCCCACAGCAGGCGGCAGTTATCCACCACAATGGCGCCGTCATGCTCCGCCGCGTCCCGCTCCACCATTCCCAGGTAGGACAGCCGGATCCCCCAGCAGGCCCCGGCCTCCGCCTGGAAAATCTGAAACCCCTGCATGATCACCGGCACCAGGTCCACGTCGTCGCCGCGCTCACCCACGCGCCAGTTGTTCATTTCCTCGGCGGCGGTTTCCGGGATCACCAGCTGCGGCTCCATGTCTTTCATAATGTTGGTGGGTTCCTTTTCGCCCGGTATCATTCCGGCGTGTTCCACGATGGCGGCCAGGACCTTGCGCGGCATGACCTCCCGGCGGGCCTGTATGTACCAGTTTTGTGTATAGATGGACATGATCCCGTCCTGGACGTTCACAGTGTACCCGCCGCCCTTATAGGCCCGCTTGATGGCCCGGACCACCCCGGCCTCATTGATCAACATTTTTTCATCCCCTTTTTATATGATGTATGGCATTTTCACCGGCACGTCCCCCGGCTCCGCCGCCCACACCTGGGCGTCCGTGATCTCTGTCCAGTCACACCGCCACACCTCCGCCGCGTTTTGTATGGCGGTCAGGTTGGAGGAATGGGGGACCACCACGGTGCCGTGGACGGGGTGGACCACTCTGGCCCGCCCTGGTGCGTTCCAGCGGCTTTCCCTGGCCCTCCGCTTTGCTGCTGCCACCGTGCGGGCGCGTTCCGCCGGGTCTATTCCCCGGCCCATGCGTTCACCGCACACTCCCACCGTTCCATGGCCTCCAGAACGGCGTCCGTGTATTCGTTGGAGGTGATCCCGGCCTCCCAGGCTGCCCGCGCTCCAGCTTGTCCTCTGTTGTAGGCCATGGCCACCATGGCCACGTCCCCATATTCCGCCAGGTATTTCCCCAGCTTATAGCACCCGCCGGCTATGTTTCCCTCCGGGGTGGTGGGGTCCAGGCCGGTGGCCACCTCCAGTTCCGCGTGGTAGGACCCGCCCGGACCAGGGTTTAATTGCATGATCCCCACCTCTCCGGCAGGTCCCGCGGCCTCCATGTTGAACTGGCCACGGGTTTCCCAGTCCGCCACGGCCAGGGCCAGGGGATAGGGGCACCCGTACAGGTGGCAGTAGGTCCTCATATAGTCCTGGTATTCCCAGGGCAGGGGCACCGCCGCCGAAAAATAGCCCTGGGCCTCCAGCGCCTCCCCAATCCGCTGTTTCTCCTCCGGGTCCTCCGCTGCCCGGTACAGGGCCGCAAATTCCCAGGCGTCGCCCACCAGCAGGGTGGCCTCCGGTTCCTGCGCCACGGTAAAGATCACGGCGGGCCGCTCCGCTTTCGCTGCCTCCTGGGCCGCCTTGCTGGTGTCCATGGCCACAGCGGCCACGATCAGCGCCACAACGGCCAGCGCCAGCGCGATCACCGGGACCGCCCGCTGGATCTCCTCCAGATGGTTCACAATTTCAGCGTGTTTCCCTTTCATTTGGTCTTGTCCTCCTTTTTCCTGCGGGTGGTCCAGCCGGTCACGTCATACAGGAACCCAAACCGGCGGCGGCCACACTCCGCACAGGTGATTTTCTCGCACCGCATGGCGGCAGGTTTCACGGTCTTGCCCCGGTCCGCCAGGGCCACGGCGCAGGGCTTACACAGCAGTTTTTTCACTCCGCCGCGCTCCTTTCGTCGATCCAGGCGGCGCACATATCCGCCTCCTGCAGACGCCACACCCACGGGGTCATGTTCATGGCCTCGGTCATGGAGCGGGATCCGCCTTTCACCGCGTCGTCATAGGCCCCCATGTGCCACCGGATGGCCAGGGCCTCCTCCTCGGTCAGCGCCATGTGGCGGGTGATCAGAAACAGGCTTTTCTCCCCGTGGCCCAGCGGGAAAGTGTCCCGGAACTCATACGGGGCCATGGTGGCCAGTTTTCCCTCCATTGCTGCCTTGAATGGGTCCGTCTGGTGGTATACGTCCGCCTTGCACACGTCATGCAGCAGGCCCAGGAGCGCCACGGTTTCCTCCTCCGCCTCCGAAAGATGGCGCACCCCCGGCGCGTCCCGGTCCGTCAGGTCCCGGACGGTGATTTCCCGCAGGCGGCGCCACACGTTCAGGCTATGGATCACCAGGCCGCCCGGCTGTGCCAGGTGCTTATTGGTGGAGGCCGGGGCCGTGAAAAAGTCCGTTTCATTCTCCAGCCAATACTCCAGGGCGTCCTTTCCGTTCCGGCCTATGGTGTTTCTATACACCGCCAGAAAATCCGCCCGTGGGTCCCTTGCTATCTGTTCCATGTTGATCTCCTTTCTTTCCTGGGCGGCCATTTCTCCAGCGAAACGTGGCGCACCTGTTGTACTGCGTGTCCCACTCCCATCCGCCCGGATAGGTACACGCACCGCCGCCCCGGTCCGTGTGGTATAGGCAATTCCGGCAGTCTGGCCGGTAGTCGTCCAGGTTGATGATCTCCGCCATTTTTCCTATTCCTCCGGTGCCTCGTTTCCCCAGGCGTCCCAGCCGTCCGCCCGCTGGCGGGCAAATAGTTCAATGCGGGGCACGTCGCCCAGCAGGTCCACGATCCGCTGCCGCGTTTCGTCCGGCTTTTTGCTGTGCCCCTGAAAAGGGGCCTCTATGATCTGGTGTACCCGGTGACTTTGGATCCGCTCCTTTGCCTTAAAGCCTGGAGCAATCCCCAGCAGGCACACCTCCGCATTGGCGCGGGTATAGGCACCCATGCCCCAAAAATTCCCGCCGTTCCTGCGGTTCTTTTTGACCCATACAAAAGCGGCGGTGACATAGCGAAACCCCCACGCCTCCATGACCTTGATGGCCTCCGCGATATTTGGGAACGTGGCCCACATAAAACAGGCCGCACCCTCCGCGCAGATGGAGGGGACCGGCATGGCGCAGATCTCGGCGGTGGTCATGGTCTGGTAATGTTTCACCGCGTTGCCCCTGCTCTTGTCCGTTGCGCCACACTGGCGATATGACCACGGCGGATCCGCATAGATCACGCTGTACCGCCGATCAGGTAGCTGGAGCAAGTCCGCCATAGCTGCCACCCCTTTCCACCC